GGCGTGCCGATCATCCAGTCAATGTCGCCGAACGAACTGGATGGCGTCTTGCCGATCTGAAGATTGGCCTTTTGCGTCGCGTTCGCCGTGGATTTCTTCAGCTCGGTGTACGCAAGGCCGGTCAGCGGGTTGATGCCGACGAACGTCCCGTCGATCGACAGCGGACCATAGCCCAAGCACAGCAGCACGTGGAGGTACTGGTCATTGCCAGAGACTTCGGTGTAGTAGCCACCGGCCAGGGGCGGCTCGATTCGGAACGTGCCGTAGAGCTTCGGGATGACGTCATAGGCCGCCTTGCTGTTCTGCCCGGACGTCAGCGCCAGGAAGCGGGCGCCGGAGCCGGCGGCGAACGACTGGGCGCCGGTACTGGATGGCTGGGCGGTGATGAGGTTCATGGCCTGTTGCAGCCCGACCATGAGGCCGCCCACCACCACGGCACCAACCGCCTCGCCGATGAGGGCGGCGGCGCCCATCCCGGCGATGGTGCCGGACACGCCGGCGGCCACGGCGGCCTGCGCCACCGCCTGCGCCACAATGATGGCGATCGCCTTCACCGGCCCCCGCGGCACCTGCGCAAACCGCACCACCGCCCCGTCCGCCGGGTACGTCAGCGCCCAATCGGCGCGGCCCACCGGCTCGGTGCCATCGTTCAGAAACGCCTTGATCCCTTCCGGCAGCGGGCCGCCGGCAATCTCGGCCAGGCTCAGGCCCGGCTCGGCCTCGGCGGTATAGGGCTCGACGAAGGGGGATTCGTAGTAGACGACGGAGATCATGCGAATGTGCAAATTTTCAATTTCGTCAACCTAAAAACTGTGCAGATTAGGAATTTCGTCAACCTTCATGCGGTCTTGAGATAGCTGTAAATGGTGGGCCGGCCCACGCGCTCCACCCGTTCGATGCAGGCGTCCCGCCCGTGCATGACGTGGAGCATGCGGGTGCCGTCGATCATCACGCCGACGTGGGCGATGCCGGCCATCCGGAACAGCGGCACGGCCCATTCGCCTGGCTCGGCCGTCGGCCCCCACTGGGGCAGCCAGTGATCGAGCATGCGGGCGATGCCGGGGCCGTCCTTGACGTGGGCGTAGCCGTCGACCAGGGGCAGCTCGATGCCGAGCTGTTCTGCATACACCAGCCGGACCAGCCCCCAGCAGTCGCACCCATGGCGGTCGCGCCCGCCGTCCTTGAAGGGGACGCCGATGTATTCGGCCCACCAGGGGGTCATATGCGATCCTGCCGGTTTATACGGGGTCGCTAGTGGCCGCCTGATACAACCCCTCCTTCAACAGATACCCTTCCAGTGTCCAGATTTTTTCTACGGCTTTCTGTCGCGCGACCTTGCGGCCGATCTCGGCGTCGAAGTTTTCGGGGCTGACGCAGGCGCTCTCGCCGGTTACGGTGAAGCCGTTTCGTAGGATCAGGACGCAGAATGTGAGCAATTTGGTCGATGCGGGGACTTCCGTGTTGGCGTCGATATCTAGGCATGCTCCACTGTAGGAACGTGTTGACAGGTTGTCGCAGATACTGTTTTTCTGTCGCCGATCTTCCGGATCGTCAGGATCTGAAGTCAGGTAGGCGAACCGCACGGCATCGGCGGCCGTGAAATACACCTCTTGTGCTATCGTCCCCTCGATAAGAGCGGGCGTGAGCCTGGGCGCATTCAGTCCCTTGGCTTGGATTTCGTTTTCGATTTCGGCGTCATTACTCATTACTGCTCTCCGGATGATAAGGCCGATCAGTGGCTCGGCCGTGCCCAAAAACTATGCGAACAACGCCCGCGCGATGCTCGGCACGAACCGGTCTTTCGTCGCCGACTCGTTGAGAAAGTCGGTCAGGTAGCCCAGCGTCCCCTCGATCACCAGGGCATCCACCTTGGTGGTCAGCAGGCTGAACCGCATCGGTCCCACTTCCCGGGTGACGGTGCCGGCGGTATCGATCCGGAAGACCTCCAGATCCACGTCGGGCGAATAGGCAGCGGTGCGGATGGCCGTCACCAGATCGCGGCTTACGTTGTCCACGCGGACGGTCGCCTGCGGGACGCTGTCCTCGGTGTCCTGGGCCAGCGTCAGTTCGAACGGACAGGCCAGATACGTGGCCGCGCCATAGACCACGTCCACGGTGTTCTGAATGGCCCGCACGGTCGCCATGCTGGGCCCGCTGATAGTCAGGGCGCAGTGCCAGGAGTGGTTCGTCTCCTGCGCCATGAGTGATTGCAGGCCGGACAGGGAAATCGCCCTGCTCATGGGATGATCTCCAGCTTAAGGGTGACGACCCGATAGGGCTGGGCGATGGCTACCTGATAGCCACCCTGGAACCGGGCGACACAGGCCGTCTTCATCGTGGGGTGCGTCCAGTTGAAGGGCAGCGATCCGTGCTTTGCCGTGTCGCGCCAGAAGGTGCGGAAAGTTTCGAGCTGGGCCTTACTCAGCACGAACTTGCACTGGAGGTAGTCGCTCACCGCCGTGTAGCGCCGCCGCTGCTTCGGCGTGCCCATCTCCATCTCGGTGCGGATCGTCGCGATCTGAGGCTCCTCCTGGTAGCCGTCAGCCACTGGGGTGACTGGGAGTCCAGCGGGCCAGTTGATCGTAGCGACGGCCATCAGCGCACCATCCCGGCCCGGCGCACGCCGAAGCTGCTGGACATCGTGGAGTCGAAATAGCCGCTGGCCATCGCGCCCTTGATCTCGTCGCGGATCATGATCCGGATGCGCTCGTTGCCATTGGCGTCGCGGGATTTCTGTGCCTCCACCTGCTGGCCCTTGCCGCGCTGGTCGACGATCTCGATGTGGGTGTTGCTGCCCATCGCCATCGGCACCACGGTCGGCGCCATCGCTCGGACGTTTGCCAGGTGGCGCGGGTCGCTGGCAGTCAGCACCTCCTCGCCGCGGCGTAGGATGGCCGGGATTTCATCGCCAGCGATGCCGCCCGAGTGATACCGTGGCGCACCGGCAAACGCCAGCGCCGGGACAGTCCGGCCAGCGCCGCCAGCACCCACAATGCCGCCATCGTGGAACAGAAACGATCCGATCGCCGTCAGGCCGGCCCCGACCAGCCCGCCACCACCGCCGGCCTTTCCGGAGCCGAACAACGCTTCGGCCAGGGGCCGGACGATCGCCATTTGCACGCCCATCTGCACGATGTCCGTGGCCAGCCCTTTGAGCACATCGCCAAACGACTCACCGCTCACGATCGCGTTCGACATGGCCGACTGAAACGACATGCCGAATTGGTGCATCGATTCGCTCAGTCCGTCGGTCTTCTCACCCATCTCGCCAAGCTGCTTGTTGCCGGCGGCGATCAGCTTCGCCATATCCTGATCCGACGCGCCGAGCTGAAACGCCTTCGCCGCATCGTCCTGGACTTTGGCCCGCGCCGCGCCGAATTCGTCATAGCTCAGCAGCAGGTTGCGCAGGTCGGAGGCTTTCTGCTTGTTCAGCGCCGCCAGCTTGATCTCGCCAGCCTGCTCGATGGTCTGGCGCTGCTGGATGGTGGCCTGATACTCGGCTTCCAGGGCGGCCAGCTCTTGCAGCGCCTTGGCCTTCTGGCCCTGGTCCTTGATGGTCGAGGCCTCGGCCTGCTTGAGGGCGATTTCATTCTTCAGGCCGTCCTGCTTGAGCGAGAGCGCATCGAGCTGGAATTGCTGCTCGATGCGCAGGCGCTGCTCGGCGCTGTCGCCGGCCCGGAGGATTTCCAGGTCGTGCTGCTGGTCGAGCAGGGCGCGTTCGCGGGCGATGCCATCCTGCACGGCGGATAGGCGGGCCTGGATTTCCTCGCGGGGGTCGTTAAGCAGGGATGCGGCCGGGCCTTTCGGCTTCTTGGTCTTGCCGGTGCCAGCGGATGCGCTGCCGCTACCGGTTGGGGCCGCAATCGCGGATAGAGCCTTTTGCTGCTCGGCGGTCGTCGCGGACTGCGCGGCCCGCATCTTTTCGAGTTGCGCAGTCATGTTGGCCAGGGTCTGCTCGTCTCTGGCGATGCTGTCAGGGTTGGCCAGCAGGCTGCCAACGAGCGGGGTTTTCAGGCGCTCGCGCTTATCGTCGATCTGGTCAGCCAGCCGCCTGATGCGGATTTCATAGGCGTCGATCGCCGCCGTTTGGCCACTGCCGACGAGGGCGTTTATCTGCTTCTGCACCCCCTGGATGAATTCCGTGACACCCGCGAAGGACTTCATCAAGACATCGCGCACGCCAAGATTGCCGATATAGTCAACGAAATTCGAGAACGCATCCTTGAGGTTCGACAGGCTGCCGTCGATGGTGTGCATCTGATCGGCCATGCCGGTGGCGAAATCGGTATTTCCGATCTTTTGCAGATAGGCCGTGATCGCGCCGGCCTCGTTCTTGATCGTGGTCGACGTGCCCTTGAACGAGAACGTGACCTTGTCGTTCTGCACGCTGGCCTTAATGCCGAATTCCTTCAGCCGCTCGAACTCGCCGGTCGCCGCATCAGCCACCGCCTCGATGAACTGCATGATCGGCTTGCCCATCGCCGCGGCAGTGTTGCCGTAGGAACGGAGCGAGGCTTCCGAGGCATCCAGGCCCATCGACTTGAGCCGGATGAATGCCTCGGTGACGTCCTTGAGCTCATAGGGAGTTTCGGTGGCGAACCTGCGGAGAAACGCCGACGCTACCTCGGCATTCTGCATGCTGCCGGTGACGGTCTTCAGGCTGGCGTTGAGGCGGTCGAACTCGGCGAGTATCGGCGTCATCTCGCGCAGGGCGAAGATCCCCGCGGCGGCCGTACCAGCGCCGGCCGCCAGCACGCCGAACGACTTCATGCTGGACGAGAGCCGGCCTATTGCCCCGATGGAGGCGTCGGCCTGCTTACCCACGCCGCCCGTCGCGTCCGCCAGCTTCTTGATGTCGTTGACGGAGGCGGTCAGCTTGCCAGCCACCTCGCGGTTGTCGACGGTGAGCTTGATGCCGAGTTCGACGTTGCTCATAGGGCCATGGCTCGCATGAATTCGATGATCTTGGCTTCCACGTCTTCCTGGCTCGGCTCGGGCTCTGGCTCGGCGCCAAATCTCAGCAGGAAATCGCCGAGCGTGAACGGCTCCTGCCTGGCCTCGGTGTCGCGATGGATGTTGGCCAGCGTCGCGACGACGTGCGCCGAATGCAGGTCGGCCCGCTCATCCCCCCACGGCTCGATCCGGTACAGCGCCTCCCAGTCCCCGTGCTCCTCGGCGCTCATCGTGGAAATCAGCTCTTCCACGGTGCGCCCGAGGGCCAGGGCTAGCCGGTGGAGGAATCGCCGGTGGGGGTTTGCGACTTTTTTTCGGCGGCCTCCGGATTGAGTCCAGACAGCCGGGAAGCGACGTCGAACAGATCGCTGACGGCCTGGACATGATCCGTGCCCCAGATCGCCCATTCCTCGGCGGTCATGATCGGCTCGCGCTCGGCGTCGAC